CGATACGCTTGTACGCACCCTGACCATTGCGCCAAGTGAGTCAATCACCACGCTTGACATTCCTGCGGTCAATTTAAGTTATGTAATAAATTATGGGGCATTTTCATATGTAAATGGTCGGCCAGTAAATTTTACATACGACCTTTCAAGAACTTTGAGGGAAAATATTAACAATTTAGTTCAGTCCTTTCCGCGAACCGATTCATCGCCGCAACTTATTCCTGTCGGTGCAAACCTTATCGATGGCGATACAACGGTTTCAAATGTGTCCCGCTCTAATTTCGGGAATGTCGATGAGGTAACGATAACCTATACTCAATTTTTTAGAGTCGCGAATGAGGTAGCAATTCTCTATTTTGAGAACCCATAAATGAACGACAATTTCCCCGTAGATTTTAAAAACAAAGTTAAAAGTGGCAAGACGTCGAACCCGATAAAAGCCGCCGATCTTATGGAAAATTTCGTCTGGGCGAAACTTCTCGTTGACGACTCGTTGACGGAAAAGACAACTTCGATGGGATTTTCTGCCTTTAAACTTAAAATACCAGCGATAAACAACAACGGAAATAGGGTGCTCGCCTCGACAGGCGGCGCGTTGAGCTGGAAAGAAGACATACCAACGCCGCCGGCATCTGGAACATACGTCCTCGGCGCGATTTCGGGCGCATTGTCGTGGATCGCAACCGAGGAATGCCCATGATCCTAGGCCGCACACCATCCGGAGCGATCAAAACAAAAACCGACGGCGGCCTCCGCGCTGTTAATTGCGCGTGTTGTGGGGGGGGGGGTATAATTCCATGCAGAGATTGCCCGCCACTTCTTGCTAATTTCAACTTTTCGCTAACAGGGGATCAAGTAGAGATTACTGAAGAGTTTCAATATCCTCCATATAATGATTATAATCCTATTCGGACTTGCTCTGATTCTTGGGATGCATTCGGCCCTGGTGCAGTTGGAGACATTTTGTATATAATAAACATCCAAAGGGCATCAACAAACGGCAAGTTAAGCGGGTGTTGTTGGCAACTTACTCTTTATGTCTCAGGATTTTTTGAATTTGAGTTTATGGGGTCACCTGATATTTGCGGCGTAAACGGGTCTGATTCTGTTAATATAACCAGTTTAAATCCGGCAGGCTCTTATCCATTTACAATCTCAGCGGAATGCGTTCCGCCATTTATGGGGCCACCGACTGATTTTAATTTTACCGTTACCGTTTCGTGAGCTACGAAGAATTTTTATCAAAAATGCCAGAAGACTTGCGAGAGAAGCACGCGCAAATGCGATCAGCTATAAATGCGGGACACCGCTTCGCTCGCGCAGGCTTCGCCACCACCCCGCCCGAAATCCTCGCCACCCGCGAAGCAACGTGCAAAGCCTGTCCCGAATGGGACGCCACCGCGCTGAACGCCACGGGCCGCTGTCGCAAATGTGGATGCTCAACTTGGGCGAAGCTACGCATGGCAACCGAGCGATGCCCGCTCGGCAAGTGGGAAGCTGTTGACAAAACACCCGAATAAATGGCACGCGATCTATTTATTGACACAACGAACCGCAGGCTGGCGACGAGCTTGACGAGTCTTGCACCGGCTACAACGCAACGATTCGTGAAGGGCGACAACGGAGCGATAAATCTTTATTTCCTTGAAGCAACAGGCAATGTCTCCGCTCCGTTCAATGTGGTCGATTATACCGGCACGAGCGTGAAATTCGGCGTAGGAAGTCGCACAGGCGCGCCAGCATCCGGCACGTTTACTCTCTCTTTCGGAGGCCAAACAAGCGGAGCAATCGGATTCAGCGCGACCGCAGGCGCGATATCATCCGCGCTCAACTCACTCTCGACGATCACCGCCGCAGGATCGGTCAGCGTGGACGGCACGATGGCGACGAACTTTGTAGTTTCTTTCAACAGCGCTGGCACGCAGAGCGCGATAACGGGCAACTTCGCTAGGTTAATTCCAACCACAACCGCGCTCATCGACGAGCGGCTTGTCGGAGATGCCACCAACGCCGAAATCCAAGAACTGCAACTCCGTCTCGCTCCAGCAGTCTACGAGCCGACATGGACTGACCTAGGAACGGCATTGACCGTCAGCGTGGCAACCACGATAACCGGATCAACGATCAACAACGAAGTTCAGCGCGTCTCATTTTCTCGCGATCCGTATCTTGGAAGTTTTCGCGTGACGGTTCCGACATACAACGTGGACATTGCAAGCACGGTAACGGACGGCGTATTTATTACGGCAAGCAACCACGGACTGACACTCGCGCAGCCTGTCGTGCTGACAGGATTCACCGCGCTGACAGGTTATACGGCGGGCCTTCAATATTTCGTTCGCTCTATACCGCAGACAACCGAGTTTTTGCTAGGCGTAACAGCAGGCGCAGTCGCGATCACAACTGGCACAGGCACGGTGACGACAGGAAGCATTGCCACGACCGTCCTACGTCAGACCGATCCGCTAGACGCAAGCACGACCGCCGCGCAGTTGCAAACAGCACTCCAAGCACTCGACAGCATCGGTGCAGGCAACGCGACGGTCGTCGGAGTCCAGAATAGTTACTACGATATCAACTTCGGAGGCGACAAGGGCTTCACCGACTTGCCAACATTGCAAGTGCAAAGCGGCTTGAGTGCGGCCCCAGGCAAGACCGCCGCTGTCGATTTCAACACGTTCGGCGTTCGCGATCTGTTGCTTAATGCAACATCAGTCACGACCGATATCGAGATCGAACTAACTACCGGCGGCGAGCGGAGCACAATCATTCTTCAGCCATGCACACTCACGGAAGAACTCATCAGCCAAGGCGGTCTGAGCTAATGGACAGCCACGCTTTTCATTCGCTCGTAGGAACGTCGGCGCCCGCAGCCGCTGTATTGATCTCGTTCTCGGAAGTTGAAGCGTGGTTGCGCATCGCTTCCCTGCTTCTCGGAATTTGCATCGGTGCAGTTTCGTTGTATAAAATGACTAGACCCAAAAAACCATGAAAACACTACTAGCAAAATTGAAGGAACCTTCGACCATTCGCGGCATTGCCATCATCGGCGGAGTTGCCGGTCTTAGCCTGGAGCCAGCAAAATGGGACGCAATAGGAGCGGCAGTCGCCGCCATTCTTGGACTTATCGAAATCTTCCGAAAAGAAAAATGAACGCCAAACAAATTGCGCTTTGGATGATCGTTCTCTCCTTCGCGTTCTTGGGAATGGCGCTTTTGACTTCATGCGCTGGATTCAATAATCCGGCGGTATGCGTTAAAACGGATTACGGCACATTTTGCTACGAATTACCAGACATCCAAGGGCTGAAAAAATGACGTTTGACGAACGCAGCGAGATCCAGCTTGCAACGCTCCACCCCGAAGCTCAAAAGGCCGCGCGCGCCTTCCTAGGCGTTGCAAAGGTCATCTCTGCAAAGGTCGGTTGTGACGTTAAAATCATCAGCGGCACTCGGAGCTATATGGAGCAAGATGCGCTCTACGCAAAAGGCCGCACAATTCCAAACACTAAAATTGTGACCCGTGCAAAAGCGGGCTTTTCAAATCATAACTTTGGAATTGCGTTCGACGTAGGAATTTTCAAAGGGAAAGAATACTTCGGCGAACACCCGCTGTATAACGAGCTAGGCACGCTCGGCAAAAGCCTTGGCCTTGAATGGGGCGGCGACTGGAAATTTGTTGACGAACCGCACTATCAGATCCGCCCGCATTGGGCGAAGGGAATGACCGAGCGGGAAATGCTCACAATTTTACGCACTAGAGTATCGAAAAAAATAGACATTCTCGCTTGAAAAAAAAGAGACAACCGACGGTTGAATCAGAGCGCACGGAAGCACTCGCGGAAGCGAAGCGCATCCTGTCGGAGCATTATGATTGTGGGTTTACCATCGTCTCTTGGGAACAAGGCGGGGAGACCATGCACGGGGAATTTGTATTTGGCAACAAATACGCCGTGGAGGGACTCGCAAGCGACTCATTCAGTATTTTATTTCCAGACACCGAAGAAGAAGAGGAGGAGGACGAAGCATGAAAATGACACTTGAATTTGATGAAACAGAACGATACGAGCACGAGGTGGCTTGCAAGGGGCTTGATATTCTCATTTTAGTGGATGACATCGACCAAGAGCTACGAAGCGCACTCAAACACGAGTGCGGAGAGTTTGCAAAACTCGACGAGGACACGATGGAAGCCGTCCGCGCTTGGATTTGGGAGGAACGAACCAAGCGCAATATTCCGGAACTGACATGAAAGGTTGGAAAAAATGGATGGCAGTCGGATGCTCTCATGGCGATCAAATCGACCCAGAGGCTCGCAAGGCCGTCTTGACGTTCCGAGCCCGCTGGCGCCCTGACACGACAATTATGCTGGGGGACTTCCTAGACTTGGCGGCCTTCCGCTCTGGAGCTATCTCCGATCCGAACTCAAGCGACCGAGCCGCTAGCATCTCGGACGATCTCAGCGCCGGTATCGACTTCCTGCACGAACTACGTCCACAGCATATTTTATACGGGAATCATGAAGCGAGGCTTTATAAACTCGCCAATTCTCCCAACGCGCTAGCGGCTCACGCCGCTACGCTCACGATCCAAGCCATCGAAAAGACCGCGAAGGAACTCAAAGCGAAATTGTATCCGTATCACATTCGATCCTTTTACGAGCTAGGCGGATGCAAATTTATCCACGGTTATATGTATAACGTGCAAAGTATAAGGGATCATGCAGAGACATACGGCCAATGCGTGATGGCTCACCTACACCGCGTAGGCTGGGAACGCGCTCGCACGTTAGACGGGCCAAGCGGATATTGCACCGGAATGCTTGCGCGTTTCGATATGGAATATGCAAGCACGCGCAGGGCAACATTCGCTTGGTCGCAGGGTTTCGCTTACGGCTATTACAAAGACAACTCAATAAACATCAACCTATGCGAAAGAAAAATCAATCATCCGTGGCTCTTGCCAATGTAAACAAAGCTTGGGAGGCTTTCTACGAAACCACAAGATTCGAAAGCGAGAAAGAGCTTGAGGAACAAGGCTGGAAGACCGTTCGCGCTATTGCATCGGAATCAAAAATGACCATCGCATCCGTAAATTCCCGAGTTGAAACAGCCGTCGGAAAAGGGATGCTTGAAACAAAAAAAGCAACTATACAGACGAATCAAGGTGTTCGCGAGGTGAAATTATACCGCCCGATCTCAAAATAAATAAGGCCGCAGAGGCGCTCCAGCATTGGTTGAGCGCATTTGTAAAGACTTTTCCTAAGAATTATTTTCGCACTTCGCGAATTTTTTTCTTTTCATCTTGAAGGGAATGAAGGAGGTTTTGCACATCGAACGGGATGACCCGAACGACAGAAACCAAAACAGAAAACCAAAAATGAAAATCAAAGACCTCGAAATCGGCGCAAAGTATCAAACCAAAGACGATTCATCCGTATGGATCAAAACTGGCAAGACAGTCTCCAAACGATTTGGAACAACTCAACCCTCCATCCGGCATGACCGCCGAATCAACTGCGTTGTCGTTAAGTAATTTTTATATATGGAACCACTCACATTTCTCGCCCTATTCGCCACCTGCACTCTCTGTGCATTCGTTGCAGGATACTTGATAGGAAACATCAAAGCCACCTGCGATATGGAACAGACACGCCGCTGGTGGATGAACCGCCAAACCCGCAGGGAGCGCCGGTAATGAATAAGAGTTCAGCATTTAAGCGAAAAGCAGGATGGACGTCTGATTTCAAAGAGATGCAACCAGATGCAGGATGTCCAAGTTCCATTACAATAACAATTCAATCTGGATTTGAATATGGGAATAGCGCGGATGAAGGGTTTAGGTGTGGAAGGGTATCATTTAAAAATGGGATACCACTATTAGAACTAAATAAAATGCACAAAAAACGAACTAAGTCATTTAGAGATGGAGTTACATCTGGATGGAAGTGGCAGAAGGGACGGAGTAAATAGTGACCGCCGAAGAGCTACATGACGCAGAATGCCAATTCACCCGCAACCTTCTGTGCGGGATGATCCAGCAGACGGTTGCTGACCTTCAAAGCGAGAAGGTCTTTAAAAGCAAGCAACTGAACGAAGAACAGGAACTCGATAGGAACACGGCAATTCACTTCATCCGATCAAAAGCATTCC